CACATTAGTTTTTAAGAAGTATGCTAACCCAGTTGCAAATAGCTTGTATTTTCATGATGATAGTATAGATATGCAATTTATTTGGAATAAAAAGAAAGTAGTCCACATAGGAAGGATGGTATTTTATTAATGAAACCGTTAGCATGGCTTGTAGAAGAGTTTGATAGCACAGGCAAACTTGTATGGTCTGGTCTTATGACTTCAGAACCTACAGAGCTGTCGTGGTTAAAAGACCTTAAATTAAAACTTCACAATGTTACGATAACTCCATTAATAGCAGATACCAAAAATATTGTAAAAGTAACCAATGTTAAGAAATATGATAGTAAAAGACTAACGGAAGCAAATAGTGGACTTTGAATTAAATAGGCATGAAATGTTAGTATGCGATATATTTGGTTCTATTCGCAGAAAAAATGCAATGCAATTTAATTACGATAGACAAGTAAGTAAACAAAACCCATATGATATGGATATAGATGGTTTTATGGGTGAATTTGTAGTTGCAAAATGTTTAAATGTAATGCCAGATTTTACAATTAACGAAAGGAAAAATCCAACAGATTTGATATGGAATGGATTAACTGTTGATGTAAAAACTACAAGAAATCCAAATGGTGCATTATGGGTAACTGAATATCATAAAAAAAATCCTTGTGATATTTATATACAAGTTATTATAAATGATAGTATAGGGTCTATTAAAGGGTGGATTCATAAATCTGAATTATTTACTAAGTCAGAATATATTTCTGGAAATCATCCAAGTTATAAATTAACACAAAACTTATTAAAACCAATACAAAAATTAACGGAGGCTTATGGTGGATTATAGCCCACTCACACAAGAACAAATAATTGGTGCTTATAGCCAAGTGTTTCCAACACGATATGAGCCAATGACAATAGAAAGAATGATACAATTTGCAAGAATTATAGAACAATTACATGGAGTTAAGTATGAAACCTAATTTATTTATAGCAACACCTATGTATGGCGGGTTGTGTTATGGCACTTATTTAGAGTCTATGCTTAAGTTGCAGGCATGGCTTAATGCTAAAGACATAGACGCATACTTTTCATTTCTTTATAATGAGAGCCTTATCACTAGAGGTCGCAATACTTTAGTTAATGATTTCTTAAAAAGCGACTCTACACACTTAATGTTTATTGATGCTGACATACAGTTTGAGGCAAAGGATTTATTAAAAATGATTGACTCTGACGTAGAAATTATATGTGGGCTTTACCCTAAAAAAGAAATTAATTGGGGCGGTGTGTCTTATGCTATTGAAAAAAAAGTGCCACAAGATCAATTAAAATACTTTACAGGTGAGTATGTAGTAAACATGGTAGGTGATGTTAAGTCACAATTAGTGCCCTTAGATAAACCATTTGAGATCAAACATGGTGGCACAGGCTTTATGTTAATTAAACGTGAGGTATTTGAAAAGCTAAAAGACAAGTGCCCATCTTATACACACAATATGAGTGATGTGAATGATAACTCTGATTTAGGTGACAAGGTTACAGAATACTTTACCACTAGCATTGATGAGCAAAATCATTTATTAAGTGAGGATTATCATTTCTGTAAACTAGCTAGAGACAATGGCATTAAGGTTTGGGGTGCAGCATGGGCTCAACTAGGTCACACAGGAACTTATCAATTTAGTGGCAGGCTTGTATGATCATTCCTAACAACATGATTAGTCATGTAGGGAAAATATTTCAAGGTGAGTATGCAATAGGTGCTATGCCAAATCCATATATTATAGACATTGGTGCTAACGTAGGTGGGTTTGCAGTATGGGCACATGAGTACTTTGAAAGACCTAAGATAGATTGTTATGAACCTATAAAAGAAAATTATAATTTATTAAGGCAGAATATTGAAGGAACTGATATAGCTGTTAGAAACATAGCCATAGGTAAAGATGATGGTGAACGCATGATGTATTATGGATTGCATAACTGTGGCGAGGCTAGTATGTTTCAAGGTGAGGAACAAAAAGCAGAAGGGGAAATGGTTAAGATTATGTCTGCAAAACACTTGCCTTATTGCGACATTATGAAGATTGATACAGAAGGGGCAGAGATTGAAATACTTGAAAACCTAGTAAACTTTCCTACTATATTTTTAATAGAGTTTCATTCTGCATACAATAGACGTAGAATTGATGAATTATTACTTGACTATACGCTAATAGAGTGTACAATGCGAGGGTATAATTATGGAATACTTAAATATATTAAATCATCTTTAACAAAGGAGGCAGCACATGGATAATGTAAATCATCCAAAGCATTACTTGGTAGGCGGTATTGAGGCTATAGATGTTATAGCTAGTCGTTTAACTAAAGAAGAGTTTATTGGATACCTTAAAGGTTCTAAATTAAAGTATGATTTAAGATACCCATTTAAAGGCAGACCAGAAGAGGATTTAGATAAATCTGAATGGTATAAAAATAAACTGGTAGAAGTGTTGCGTGATGAAGAGGCGATTAATCCTCCAGAGATTACTGCACAGCTACAAAGAATTGAAATGATTGACGATTAGTCGTCTAGTTCTGGTACTTCAGAATATACGGAAAGCCCATCACCACTGATCTCGATGTGGCTTCCGTCATCTAGTACTAGAATAAGCACATCTTCACCATAGTAGGATTCTGCTTCTACTATCATTTTACCTACAATATGCTCACATAATTTTTCTATATTCATAATTTTCCTTATATGCTGATAACGGACTCTTTGGACAACTGTTCCGCTTTCGCTGCTCGACTCCATGTCCCACAATGCTGGCATTGAAACCTCTGATAATGTCTAGTTGTAGTAATAGAAGTACCACGCTTTTGTAATTTGTTAGAACCGCAATTTGGACAACAAACACTTGCGGAATAAGCATTATGATTAGGATGGTGTTTAATCCAACCTTTAAACTTATCATAAACCTTTTCTAACAATACAACATCGTTTTTATTGTACTCTTCCATAATTTTCCATGCCTTACGGTCATCATTCATACACTTGACCCATAAAGTATGTCCTTCATGTTCTGTCTTACCACCTAATCCTAAAGCCTGTGCAACATAATCTAGTTTGTTAGAAACAAACCTAAACTGCCTTCTTGCTACCTGTAATAAATCTATCTGTTTGGAAGGTGCTGGAGGTGGCATACCTGAGAGTAAGAACTCTTTGTGTAGTATGGGTATGTCAAACCTAGAACCGTTGTAGTGAACGATGGCATCAGCTTCGTCAAGAAGTTTATGCACAGAGTCTAGCATTTTTTGTTTGCCAGATTTTTGAATAGAGTCAAACATGATTTTAGATTCACCGTACCACTTGGCTGCATAGCACAAGGTATAAGATGATTCTAGTAATTGATTTATAGAGATGTTCTGGTCAAAGATACCCCAGACATGAGCAGTATTTGGTGCTACTTCTATATCAATAAGTAATATTTTCATAGTAGTCTCTAATGTTTAGATAAACTATTATATACTATAAATACACAAAGCAAGAGTAATACATATTTTAGATGATCAATAGCACAAAGAAAACTACAGAGTAAATATTCTAACATATCTTAATAGTGGCTGTTTTAGCTTTTTTTAGTTTCTCAAAGAACTTGTTATATGCTATTTTAGAGTTGCCTATAAAGTCCTTACCTGCCCATGTTGAGCCAAGTAATATACATCCATCTGTATCTGCTGAAGTGTTGCCTGAATGAATACGAACACCTGTAAAGTTAGGAACGTCTAGTATGTGTGGCATGTCCTGTTTAAAGCGTGTAGAAGCGTCTACAATAAGTTTATATTCACCAATAGGAATAGCAGTCTTACCTAAGACTTTAGTGCCATTTCTAACTACATCTTCTAATGTATAACATTCATATACACCGTCTACATACATTTTTCCTACTGTATGTGTGTCTTTAAATTCAAATCTTTTTACTTCAATCAACATATGAATTAATATATTCCAATACGTTTGTAAGTTTTTCCATTGCTATCATAAACGCTAAAGAAAATCCCATAGCTATAAACAATAAAGCAACAACAATTAATTTAAGAAAAGACAGCCCAATAAAATTCATTAAATTTAATACAATCATTTTTTAAGTGTCAAGTACATTCTTTCGCCAATAACAAAAGACATACAAGCTCCAGTCATGTCAAGGAATACTGCGACTACAGTAGCACCTACAATGTCAGGGTTGAATACTACAATAGCAGTAAACACCATAATAGCACTAATAATGATGTATCTAAAGGATGCACGAAGGTCTACTATCCATCTAGAAGGTTCACCATTGACACTATCTAATTGAGCTAAAGCTTGTAGCTTTTCAGCCTCTGCTTTCATAAGCTCTATACGTTCTGTAATGTTTTGTGGTTGTCCACCTGCACCACCTGTAAACTTTGCTATAAGACCTCTAGCTCCGTCAGCAAATGCTGGGACTAAAGCTGGTAAGATTAAACTAATTAAATTAAACAT